CCAACTCCGTCCAGAATAGTTTGCGTGGTCTGACTGACCGACCCGGACTCATTCAGTTCTGATTGGATTACGTCGGTTATCTCTTCGACCGGTATGCCGGTTTTCGCATTCAACGCAACTCGCGCAATACTTTTCATCGCCCTGGCCCCGTCAAAAGCCGTTTCCGGAATCAACGACGCACCTCGGAGTAAGAGTTTAAGGGCCGGGTCGGTACCCGTAAGCTCGATCTGTCTAATAGCTTCGTCAAAAGCCACCGATGCAATGGATTTGTCAACCCAATCCATTCCTTTAGGCTTTGCTTGCTTCTCTTCCAGAGCCGGAATATTTTTCAAACTGCTCATGAACTCTACGCGATTGAGCGGTTTATCCTTGCTGTAGAATTGCTGAGGTATCCGCCTTCCGTGTTTTACCCATCTCATCAGTTTTTGGTATCTCTGACACACCACGTGTTCCGAGTTATTACCGTCGTCGACTACGGCATCCATTCCATGGATTTTCTCCGTGCATTTAGGTAATGCGGAACGAAAGAATACGGGCGGCGAACCCATGGGTAGCCAGCCGTAATTCTTATTCTCGTCACGTCGACAAACCATGGTCGTGGTACGGAAACCACGGTCTTCAGTGTATTCGTGAGTCTCACCAAGCAGCGATTCTGTGCATTCCGGAATACCCGGGTTTCTGGTCTGAGCTTGTGTAATAGCCGGCGTGGTTTGGTTACCCGGGTTCACACCCTTTTCCACCCACAACCCGTTCGTAAGAGATTTCCACGCCCACATGTCCTTCGAACCGACCTGTTTGCTCGTACGACGCATACATACGACAAAGTCTTGGTTCATCTCGTTACTTAAGATGTAAGCTCGACCCTGATTCCCCTCATTACACTTCATTCCCGGGTCTGTCGAATCGTTCCATACCGCCATACTCTCATCGATTATGGGGAACTGAATCGGGTTACCAGCAATCCCGACTTCGGGGTCGTCACGTACGATTCCGATTACGTGCATATTCTCCGATCTACCATTCGTCTTACCTATTAACACCTTCGCTCCGATATATCTCGAGCTCAACGTGCCACGATTTGACCCGGAAACTGGTATCCAGTTCGAAGTCAGGTTGTCATTAGTAGTCACTTTGACCCGGCCCAGCTTCTCCGGGTCGTTTGTGTCAGCTATGATCGCTTCTTCGTTGAACGGGTCGGCGTAAGGTACGCCCAGAGTCTCAACAATTCGAGTCGTGACCCCGGCCATTGCGGCTATGGGTAAAAACGGGTTAATCATATGCGATACTCGGTTCAATGTTAGGTTCAAAGAAAACATCGTCGGCGACCGACAAGTCCGCCGTACTTATAGCATATTGTAACCTAGTCGTACATGTAACCGGAGCGTAATTCTCTACAATGTGCTGCGCAGCATCCCAAGTACGCCCGTTACGGTTGTAGTAGAAGGGCATACGCACCACGACTGTGTTAGCCGACAACTCGTCTTGGCACGTACACAAGTCCGCGATCATCTGGTTTGCGAAGTTATTGACCTCTGCGTCCGTATCCGTGCCGACCTTGAGCATATCGACCATATACGGCGTATTGATCGGCGAGGTTATTTCTAGCTCTCTAAGTCCGCTACGTACGGTAAGGTCGACTGGTTCTCCTTGAAACTCCTCGGCACTATGAGCTTTTATACCGAACACCCAGAGCATAAACATCAGGCTGAGCATGCTGCCGCGTGCGGGGAGTAAGCCGGTCCAGGCCGAGGCGTCGATGACCAGGTTGCTGAAGTTAACCAGTTCGGTTAAATCGGTGTTAGTATCGTATACTTTTGATGTATACCGGTAAAAAGTAGATATTCCGTTGACCGGATTATAAGCGTACTGTTCTATAAAACCTAGGTCTATTTTCCTGAAAGTGTCGGCTTCTGGGTCCGTAGTCCACATCGACCCGCTTAGCTTGTTAACATGTGCATTAGTAATCAGAAGCCGCTTAACACGATCCGGCCAACTAATGTTCCACAAGTTCGACGTAAACCCTACATGCTGAGCTATCCAGTCCAGGTTGGGAGGATAGCAAGTGTCCGGATTAAGGTAGAGTAGATAGAAGTTATCAAGAAGAGTTTTAGAGCTAGACAAGAAGTCGTCGGTACCAGAGATCAACCACTTAGCCACTGCGACCGAGTCGTCTTCTTTGTTATACGCTTCCTCTACGCCAGGCAGTCGGCCGTAAACCGGACGCCCTATCTGCTCGTCTATCTGTATAGACGAACCCTTTATTCTGCTCAGAGCGGTTTGAATACCAGACTCATAAATCTCTGACAGCTTGTAGTAACAGGAGATCAGGAAGTCGCGGTTGTTCTGGCTGCCTCGGTCTATCCAGACTTCTTCGATTCCGTTTGTCACAACTCCGTGCCAAACCGGGTCGAGCGTCGATTTGATCGTGTCGACCAATTTGTCATAGATCTGCTCTTCGGCTTCGACAGTGGCCTGACTTCGATACAACAGTCTGCGCAGAAAATCGTCTACCGAGTCGGTTATAGATTTGATATTTCCATTGTCCGACAGACGAACTATCACACGACGCGTAAATGTCTCGGATTCGTAGGTTGAAGGCGGTAAATAGACCCGGGCCGGTATGCTAGCAACTCGGTCAACATTTACGGTCCCCGACCCTGCAGGTAATACAAATTTACCCCGGACAATACTGCGCAAGTCGACATACTCAGACCCGTACACGTAATAATGTAGGCCGGGGACCGTGAACGAGTCATAGCGCCACTTGTCACCCTCAACCCTACTCAACGCGCCGATCTTACACTTTCCGGCCAAGCATTGCTTATCCGTTCCGTCTACACAAGAAGCCCGAATAATAGCGCAGTTCTCGAATCCGTTCTTTCCTGGCGACCCGTGTGCGAAGATTTCCAGCTCCGGGCCGAGCAGAGTATCGGGGATATGGACGTGCGAAACCGACTTATACCTGTATCCATCCGCCGTACTATTCACATAATTCAGGGTTATCTGTTCGTTTCTACCCGATTCAAGGTCGTCAGCAAGATTCTTACGGAACGTAATATTGCCAAGACGATAGTTTCCTATCTTTGTCGTAAAACGGTTCTCAAACTCGAAGTATACACGAGCTGACCCGAAAACAAATGCTGGTGACTTCAGCTTTTTGGCTGATTTTCTGTCCCACGTGCTATTAGACGATATCATAGATATTCTCGTATGTATAGGTCAGTGTGCTCGAATCGACCACCGAGGTCAGCGAGATAATTGAGCGGTATAGGCGAAACCCGGACACTGTGTCCGGAGAAATCAGCGCTTGCGTGTCGTTTTTAGTAACAATCTGGTCGTACGCATACTCACACGTGCCGCTTTGTTCGTCTTCAATGCCTACAAAACGGCCGCAAATAGCATCGGTGCCTCCTACGACATCGGGGTCAAGTACCATTTTTTTGATATCAAGAATCGGTACTTCAAGCACAGCTTCGTAGTTAATAATCTCTTTCAAGACCGACGAAACTGGCAGATCGACACCCAGACCGATTACGTCGGGGTATATCAGATCTAGCAGGATTGACTGTATATCGCTTGCGATCGTATCGGTGAACGTTGTGGTCAATCTGGGATCCCACAACACATTGACGACAACTTCGACAGGTACGACAGACACCGGGGTCAAGTAGATCTTGACATCGAGCGGGATTCGATCTCTTATCGAAGTAAGCAAAGCCGATTGTGTCGCCGTACTCAGCGCACTGCCGTCCGCTCCACCGGCTACGATAAATATTCCGCGAGAATTGTCACCATATCTCGACTCGTACGGCAAGATCTTAACCAGCGCTGCTTCGGGTGCCACAGATGCGATCTCTGTCTCAAAATCAAGTATCGACGTTAAATTTCTACGTCCGAATAAACCGAAAGCCCGCAACTTCATCTGGTCAATGGTCTCCAGATCCGTACCCCCAACTGCCTCGCTGTTGTTGGTTATGAAATCAAGCCCGAGGAAATTACGATCAATCCGACCGATAGAGCCGGCCGGAACGTTGTACACTGAGCCCCACCGGAGCGACTGAGCCACAGCCGTCGCGCTAGACCCGGTCATACTGACTTGCTCGAGTAGTTCGAAGACTTGGCCGCCATTCGCATAGACCCGGGTTCCCGAAGGTATCGTAACCGGTCTGCTGTAACCGGCCACTTTGAAAAAACTAATCTCCACGGTTGCTCGTGAACCAATTTTTCTCTGAATGCCCAGCGTCTTTAGCCATTGAATAGTGACAGCTTCGGGCAAAGAGTTAAGGTAGTACAGTAACTCGGCTTGTGCGAATCCTTGGCCCTCACTCATCGCAGCCATTGGCGATGCGGGGGTGAAATCGGTTATTTGACCACCCGACTCTATATTGATCCGGGTCTGAATAGCTTTGACAATACTCTCGATATTGCGGCTATCGAGCTGCAGGGGCAGTAAGGGTCCGTAAATTTCAGTTGCCATAGGGTTTAGAACGCGTTAGATCGCGTACGAGTGGAGTAGGGTAGTCCGGACCCCGGATCAGCATTCTCTGATTCGTATGACGGTACTTTGGTCTGGTCGATGAAATCGCCGTTCGAGTCGGTCTGAGGATCGTATACAGTATAGCCGTTAATACCAACTACTATGTCGGTCAAGTCGATGTTGTACATGGCCTGATCGGCTTGACTCAATGCACCCAGTCCGGTCAGATCTTTTAGCGTATCTATTGTTCCGAGTCCGGCTATAGAACGGGCCAGACCCTTAAGATCTCTTATATCGCTCAAGGACATAAGTGCGGCGAGTCCGGGACGCAACAGGTCGTCAAGTGGCTGTAGTGTGGGGTAACCGGCATAGCCTTCAGTCAGAGATTTCACGATATTATCGGGCAAATTGTCTCCTGTGTTCCCCATGCCCGGATATGCCACTCCGGTCAAGTAGTCGTTAGGGGTCAAGTAGCCGGTCGTGAAAGAAATCCCGTTGTGATCAAGGTCTAAGCTGATTCCGGAGTCCAACTCAATCCGCGTACCTGCAGGTAGTTTGTCCGGTTTAGAGTGCGGAACACTTGCTGCGAGTGTGGAAAACAGTTCGAGGTCGGACACATTGGCAGACAGATATTTCGAAACGTTCTGCGGATTTATCGGTATACCCAGTCCAACCGCTGCGTATTCGATCGCATCGCTGAGCGACGACTCGTACGTGCCCATCTCATTAAAAGACTGAACAGTTTGTTCGTAGACTCTTTTCGCAATTTCTTCAACAGTCTGGCTACCAGATTCCACAAACTCTATAAACCTTGAATCCTTACCGTACTCCGACGAAACCGCTGCGGAGAAGTCGGCCAAGCTCAGCCGATTACTTATGACCTCGGACGGAGGCATTGGGCCGAGAAAGTCAGTAACCGACTGTCTTCTGACCTGGCCAGCAACTTCGGGATAACGGGTCGGAGATCCGTATGCCACGGAAGCCAAGCCGGTTATCGTCGACCACGAATCGGTCAGATACGTTGACACAGTAAGTTCTAATCCCCTACACGGCTTTCAACGTTGAAAGCAACACAGGTACGTAATTAGTTCTGTGGAAGCTACGCTACAGGTTTTGGCAACTTCGCTTCCTGGCGAAGAGCCGTTCATCGGAGACGGTCTGGAATCCGAGCTGGTCGCAAATACGTCGGACGGTCGGATATGGTCTTTCGATCGCACCGGCACACCGGTCGAACTGGGCGGGGCTTGTGTAAACAGGCCGATAAACTCTAACCTGTATGCCGGAAACTACTTAGACCTCGATGTAACCAATCCGGATAACCTGCCCATTCCTGTTCCCAACCCGGGCGAAGTGCCGCCGGGGTTTTACAGAGAAATCCGCATCCTTCTGAAGTTCGTAGGCGTGCCGCTTACGTTCACAACGTATTTTGACTACGAGGTCGACTGGGGCGCGGGCGTGAATCCGTCAACCTACGCAAATACCGGTGCGCTCGTCCTGGTCGAACTGTTCAGTTTCGGTCCGAGCCCGAAATGGATGGGTCGTGTGGTTTGGTACAGAGAAGGCGATAGCACGCCAGACGAATGAATTTTCGTTGAAAGCCAGTTAGTAGAAGACTAGCACTCCCCCTGATCAGTCTGTGGACAGAATCACTTTTAGTAACGGTAGGTCGATAAGCTCGGACTACTTGAACGAGATCCAGAAAGGAAACAAGTTTGACGGGGACACCCGAACCGATTACTACGCTAATCCGTCTGGTTCGGACGAAGCGGGTTGGGAGATAGGCCAGCGAGACGGCATCAAGGACTGGGAAATCGCGAATCCTCGCGTAAACCCGGAATCCGCGGTCGGACGCGGCGCACACGACGGTATCGTGCTGGGATGGGACGGTACGAACGTAGTTTCTCCGGGTGTACCGGCTACCCGCCCGACCGGGGTGGGCGGAATCGGCGTAACTGTCGAAGCCGGTACGGTCATATCGCGTAATGGCGATCTGATTAGCTGGGAACGTCAGACTGTTCAGATTCTCAACAGCGGGGCCGGTTCGGTCTCCTATATCTATGTCGAAGAAAATAACAACGACCCGGTCATTCTTTCTATCTCCGACAAGTTACCCAGTGTCACCAATCCGCACATTCCGCTTGCGCGTCTGACCCTCAACTCGACCGGAGACGGCTTGGCCACCGATCCGACAACTTCGGAAGTTGTGGGTACGGGTTATGTCGATTTACGACCGAATACGTATGCGGGTAATCTGAACAACTATCCGTACAACCTTGCCAATACTGAAATCCAGAGTGTCGACTATGTCGCTTCGGTTTGGGACCGGGTCATTGTCGATACGAGCAACGGCAGCACGATTGTTACGCTGCCCGAGTCTCCTAGCGATTCCGACCGCATCGCAGTTGTTGATATTTCCGGAACATTCGATCGTTTCCCGCTGATTATTCGTATAAACCCCGTATCCACCGAGTTACTGAATAACTCGACCGATGACTGGATCGTTAATATCCGCGACGCTCACCTCGAACTCTTCTATCACGCTGGTACGGGCCAATGGAAGTTCGAAGAAGCCCCGGGCTCAGAGTGTACGCCGGTTCTTGGTACTTTCCTGTCCTGCGGTGGTCGTGAATACGTTGGCGACCGCATGGCCACAGAGTGCCCGGACGGTGCGTTGATTCCGGCCGATTACCCTAACCCTAGCCCGGGCGCGTATAGCTTCGAGCCTTCCCAGTCCGATCCGACTCTGGGCAAATGTTACAAGGTGTATAACGACTCCGTCGCACTATACGCCAATGGTACGGGCGGCCTGATTAACGTTGCGAATACGCCGCGCTGTGACAAAAACAGCCAGGCCGGCGCAATCTCGATCACCCGTAACACAATTTACGTTGACCCGAGCATCGGCGAAGACTCTATAGGAAACCCCGGCGTAGACCCGAACAGACCGTTCCGTAGCCTGGAGCGTGCGCTGATCGAAGCGGTCAGAGAATCGAAGCGTACGGGGCAGTCCAACGACCGATACGATCGCGTGATGGTCGAGCTGGCCCCGGGCGACTACTATGTGGATAACTCGGCCGGTTCGCTCAGCACGCCGAGTATAACTGCGAGCACCGGACTGATACAGCGTTCTTCGACCAGCTACACCATCAGTAGTGTGCAGGATGGTGACAGAGTAAAGCATCTGACCATCGACGTAGGCAATGTTATTTCCACACAGCCTCCTCGTTCCCTCAACCTTGGCCGTATACTTTACAGCGAATCTGGCGGTGTAGGTAACATTGCTCGGATCGAGAAACAGTCTGTCTCCGGGTCTAACTGGATTATTACGCTTGAGTATGTCAACGGATCGTTTAACCAGGGCGACGAACTGTTCTACGACAATCTTGCCGTAGTCAACCCGCAACAGGGCGGCCTTATTGTCCCTCGCGGCGTATCTATCGACGGTACGGATTTACGTAAAGTACGTATCCGCCCGATGTATGTGCCCGAGCTTACTCCGGTGCAGAACGATCCGCAGATTGAGCGTACCGCCATACTCAAAGTTACGGGCGGTAGCTATATCTCACTGATCACTTTTACCGATAACCCTCAGTACGCCCGTACTCACAACACCGTTACTTCGGTCACTTTCGCATCGCAATCCGAGATTAACGGTAGCGGCAGTGAGACACCGTATTACACCCGGTTAAACGGCCTGTTCGCTGAGATCGACGGTTGGGGGTCCGAGGGCCTCGAACCGGTCCCGGCTGAAACGACCATTGTCGCTCCGATTGCTACGTCGAAGGACAACAGGTCGCAAGATATTGAAGAGAACCAGACCGGCTTACTCGCCCCGGGCGGGGATAGCCGCGCTAACGCGCCGGTCTCTTACCCCGGCGCAACCCGTATCAGAGATACGGACGGCGCTATAATTCCGCTTCCCGATATCAACAGCACGCGTTCTTCGTCTCCCTACGTCTTTAACTGCAGCGTACGTAGTATTTTCGGCTTGAACGGCCTGTGGACCGAAGGCAGCAGAGTGTCTGGTTTCAAGTCCATGGTTACGGCCAACTTTACTCAGGTCAGCCTGCAGACCGACCCGAACTGTTTCGCTCCGACTACGTATTACCAGGATCCGCCTACCAACAAAACTACGGGGTCGGGTAAACAATACAAGACCTGTACGACCGATACGTATAAGTACAGGCATTTCGGCATGCGCGGCTCTAACGACGCAACGATTCAGATCGTTTCGGTGTTCGTTATCGGCAACAGCGACCATTTCTTGTCGGAATCCGGCTCCGACTTGTCAATCACCAACTCTTGTTCCGACTTCGGCGATATCAGCCTGCGAAGTGTGGGTTATAAGGCCAGGTCCTTTAGTCAAGATGAAAAATCTACGTCTTCGGGGTACAAAGGTACACGTATTACGCAGATTATTCCGCCCCTGCCGCTGAAATACGGGCCATTGCCTGACGGCAGACCGGCCACTTTGGAGGATATTGAGATAAACACCGGCCTGACTATCGACTACTTCAAGACTCTGGCCTACACGTATGTAAACAGAACACCGGACCTCAAAGCTCCGTCTACGATGCGGATCTATGTTGAAAACTCTAATACCGCTTCGTCGTTTAGCCTGAATAATCCGCCTAGTGCGAGCGATATAGCCTTTGGTCAGTATACTTACACCAGAAAGGTGGGCCAGACTAATGTCTGGCAACTCAGTGGCGGCCCGTCCAGGCAGATTCGTAAAAGGATCTATGTCACCGGTTTTGACGAGGCCGGTAACAGCCTTTTATACTCTGGAGACTTAAAACAACCCGACCCTACTACGAACGGGTTTGATAAGCTTGATGATAGTTCTAAAATATTTGTCTGGGACCCTAATCCTCAGACTTATAATGAGGACGGAGTACTTGTCGCCGGACCCGGTGCATGGTACATACCTGTTACGACTGAGAACATCGTCGAAGAGACAACTGATACGCCCGACCCAGTCAGCGGTTCGAAGGATGGCTATACACTTAAGAGATTTGACTATGCCTTCAGGTTCAAACTAAACCCGAGCTCTGCTCCCAACTCTGCGGTCAGAGACATAGACTACATCTTCGACCGGTCTGCGGTAAAAATTATACGTACGCAGGACAAGCGAGTAGGGGATCAACGCGTATACCGGGTCTTGCTGGAAGGTTACAAGAAAGGCAAAGGCCTTCGCCGTCCGCAACCTTACTATGTCTTGGAAAAACAAGAAGGCGTGGCCGGGTATCCGCTCAACGGGTCGAACGATCTGTCCACCGACCCGCTAACGTCTACGCTTATACGAACTTACAAAGATGTTTTTGGTTCGTTTAAAGAGGACAGTGAAGATGATGGCGCCTTTGTAACATACCTGGTCCAAGGTTCTAAAGCCCGAAGCGTTTTTGATAACACATTCTTCCCAGATCAAGATAGAGACTACCCCGAATCTACCGAAGACCCGAGCGATAGCATCACAAAAGTCGCACTCGAGCTGTTTAAAGCGAGACCGGGGGTCTGGCTTAGTTCGGATCTGGCTCCCTCAGTCACCGCGATTAACCTGAAGACCTCGAACAGTGTTACGACCGAAGGGATCAGGGTCGGATTACGTCGTCCTTCTGTTATCCGTGCATCTAACCACACCTGGGAATGGACGGGATATCTTAACTACGATACGGCTTTCCCGACTTTCCAGGGCGACCCGCTCGAACAAGATTTCGCTCTCGGCAAGATCATTGTTGAGGAAAACGGTGGCCGAGTCTATGCGACCGGCATGAACGAGGAAGGGAATTACTACTTAGGTACGACCATCTTCGACCTCAGATCGGGTGAGCAGTATGCCATTCCGCTGTCAGCAGAAGGAGAGCCGGGCAATGTAACCAACCAAGTACTTAACAACGTAATCATAAAAGGTACGCTGTTAATGCAGGAAAAGTCCAGGCTTTTCTTTAACTCTGGAACTGAAATCTTCTTCAACTCTGATACTAGATTCAAATCCACTACTACGGGGGAAATTACGGCCTCTTCGAAACCTCCTGCTGTCTATGCAACCACAGACCGGGCCGGACTGGTTCAGCTAGCCAGTGCCGCACAGATCCGCGGAGCGCGCAATTTGGGTTCGCTGGGTGTCAGCGATAAAGTCGCCGTAACCGCATTTGACCTGGCAAATGAGCTGAACGTGCGGTTCACTAATAGCGTGGCGAGTGGCGACAACGTTACGGTCGTTGAATCTAGCTACGAGCTACCTGGCGGAGATGTTAATGATACGGCTGACAACATTACTCAGTTTAGTATAAATGTCGGTTTGCCACTGAACTCCAGCATTGTTCCGTTCGCCGGAATTAGACTGGGAGGATTAGACCCTGCTGTCGATCAAGCTCTGACCAAAGTCATTAAGTCGTCGGTCGGGGTTGACTTAAATAACCCGGCAAATATACTCGACACGAACATAGTAACTGAGAGAACTCTGTTCGATCAGTTCGTTAATAGAGTCACTGATCAGACCATCTCTGGTGCGAAGACTTTCAACAGCACAGTGACCACAAAGGGCCATTTGGTCTTAGACGGTACGGTGCTCAACTCCGGCGACATTTTTAGCGCAGGCGGAAACGATGGCCTTTTCGGAATCTACAACACTAGTAATAGTGGAGATATCCGCCTCGTTACCAAGAATTCTACTGGTTCGGAGAATGCTTCGCTTATCGCTAACCATGGCGGAGTCCAAATTAACGGCGCGTTGAATGTGACCGGCGACATCGCAGCGTTCTTCACACCGTCCGACCGTAACTGGAAAGACAATATCGCTCCGCTAACCGACTCGCTCAGCAAGGTCTGTGCGATTAGCGGCAACCGTTTCGACTGGAATGAGAAATCAGACTACAGCGGGACCGATGTCGGCCTTATAGCCCAAGAAGTACGTGACATTCTGCCCGAAGCGGTGGCTGAGCGGGAAGACGGACACTTGTCCGTTTCCTACATAAAGATCATACCGCTTCTGGTCGAAGCGATTAAAGAGCTCAGAAATGAAGTTGAAAATCTGAAGAAATCGGAGTGATCTGATGACTACGCCTACCGGACAGATCAGTTTTTCGAATATTTCCGCGGAGTTTGGGCAACCGCCCGGTAAAAACCTCGGAGCGTACCGGGTCAATCAGGTTATAGGAGATAGAAACTGGATACTGGACACCGGCGTACCCACTTCCGGTACGATCCGGTTCTCTGATTTGCGTGGAAAAACCTGCAACGTCGTGGTTGATTACACCGGCCCCGAGGTCTTATCCTCTTACTCCGGATTTTCTAACGCATACGTTTCAACAAACCATGTGTTTGATGATAACTCAAACACAAATACCTCGTTGACGACTTCTGACCCCGGCCGAGTTACTATAACCGCCGGAGCTCCTACAGACCCCGGAGCACCAAGCTCACCAGTGAACTTTACGGTCAGCAGAGATGCAAACGCTACAAGCACTATTACGTTTACTTCTATATTTGACGGAACTTCTGTTTCTTTTTCCAGAGGGTCCAATGGCTCCGAGGTAGTATCAAGAGTCATACGGGACGGAACTCCATACATTGTTACTTCTAGTCCCGGTACGGTAATTAGAATTGGTTCAGGAGGCTCACAGATAGATTTAGATGACGACGGAGGAGGCAATCCTTCGGATTTCGACTGGAACGACCTAATCGTCTCAGCTTCAGGCGGATTTTTTTACAGTTTAACGTTTAATAGCGGAACTCAAATAAGATACTTAAAAGAAGCAACTGTTCAGGTTGATACTACTTTGCAAAAGCACTACGTAATAACACTCACTGACGGCACGGTTGTTGATAGTACGGTAAGTAATGTTGATGTCTTTAATGCCAGCGGTCTTACCGCTAGTGGTGTACAAAGAGACAGAATAGTTGTATCTAAGAAAGAAAAAATTAACGACAGCTCTTTTAGAGTCTGGTTAAGAATACAAAATTTGGTCTCAGACCCCCCACCCCCTGGAGAGTTTACTTACTCAAACAGTGAGAACACTTTCTGTAGAAGTTTTGCTATAGCGTGGCAAACTATAGTTTCTCAAACTGGTGGATTGGGAACGGCCAGAGACAGTTATGACTCTAACGGCGTAGCTGTAGGAGGATTTAGAACTAGGCCGGGACTCTCAGACACCAAGAAAGTCTACCATCTAATAAGAAGAAAAATAGGAAACGGGTTTTCTTCAGGAGGCTGGGAAGCAACGACCACGTCGCTGAATTTTATTATAACCGGATCCGGTGCTATCTACGGATATGGCGGGGAGGGAGGGAGAGGTGCGGATCTTGACCAGCCCGGAAGAGACGGAATTAGCGGAGGAAATGCGCTTATCCTGAACTACAACAGCTCAGTTACCGTAGAAAGCGGTGGAATTCTGGCCGGAGGCGGTGGCGGAGGAAGTGGCGGAGGTTACAAGTACAATCGCGGTGACGATGCTAGAGGGGCCGGTTGCGGCGGCGGCGGCGGAGCCGGATTTCCGGCCGGAGGTGCCGGCGGAGCGGGATTTGTAGGTAACGGCGGAAAAAATGGCAACGTATGCCAAGGACGAGAGGGTAACCCGGGTTCTCTTACTTCGGGCGGACAGGGAGCTTTAGCAAACTGCGACCTGACAGGGGGCGGAAGAGGTGGAGATGGGGGTAACGGTGGAAACCTCGGATTAGGCGGGGCTGATGGGGAGAACGAAAACACACCGTCAGGCAACCCGGGTAGCCCGGGAGCCGCAATTGCCAAAGCCCCGGGCGTAGTAGTATCATTGTCCAATAACGGATCTGTTCTCGGACCCACTTAACACTACGGCCATGTTGTCCACCAAATCGGCTTCAGGTAAAAAGGCCCGAGCCCCTCGGTGGTGGGGTGTTTTCTCACAAAATCTTCCAAAGTTCTACGCACCCGGTCTCACTCCAAAGACCTGGACTCCCGAACTAGCCCGGAAATGGGTCGAATCGATCCCGTCCAAGTGCCCGTTTGAGCGCCAACTGTGGTGGAAAGATAAATTGATTCTGTATATTCCGCCCCTTTGCCCGTTTAACCCGCTCAGCACGCAACTCTACGCCATACGGATTTCCGCACAACAGTACTTGGCCGACCTCGACGTGCTATGATTCTGGCTGAGGGACCAGATGTCCCATTACTCAGTGAGAACTAACCCAAATGGCCGCAACCGCAACATTTACTGTCAAGACCATCCACGTCGGTACGGGTTCACCCGAACTCGCTCCGCTTGGGGGCCGTGAGTACACGAACCAGTACACCTCGTTGCCCAACGCAAACCTGCCCAAGGCTATGCGTCACGACCTTGACAAGGTCTTCAGCGCACTGACTGGCGAAGAGCTGCCGCTCGAAGAGAACACGTTTCTCATCAAGGCAGAAGAAGGTGTTTACACCCGCCTCTTCGGACCAATCTTGAAGGTCGGTGTCGATGGTGTCGAGAACACCAAAACCGGTGCGGCTTACATCCAATGGGGTAACCGTCTCATCCCTATCACGCTGGGCAAAGAAGGTGTGACCGTCCAAATCAACGGTCAGCCCGTGTCCTTTGAAGCCGAATTCTCCGAGTTCGACTTCAGCGGTCGTGGCAAGGACATCGGCCTCATGGTCTCGTTCGACGAGGAAGACGGTAACGGCCAGATCATCATGCCCGTGGCCGTACGCTTCACCGACTGGCAGAACTCTCCGGAGATCAAGACGCTCAACGCGTTGATGAAGAAGGGCAAAGAGGCCGACGTTCTGTCCGACGTCCAAGAAGTCGCCGCGCGTAGCACCGGTTCGCGTCAGCGTGCCGATCACGACGTCGAGTTCCGTGACCTCGAAGAGGGTCAGACATACTCGGTGACCAGCTACCGCGAGGTCAAGACTCAGTACGGTAATAGCTACCGTATCGTTCTGGCCGACTACCCGGTGACCGGGGAGACCGGTGAGACCTGGGCTCATACCTCGCTCCGTCCGCTTCTGGCTACGCAGCCGGAGATCTCGGAAGACAAGCCTGCGACTCTTCATATCAAAGAGCGCAAGGTCCTGGATGACGGAAAGATCCGGATTCGCTGCTCACTGCTGCTGACCCAGCAGGCCGAAGTCACCGAAGACGATCTCGATCTCAACTTCTGATCTACGGGCCGGGGCTAACACCCCGGCTTTTTTTTACCCTTTACTCGTCACAAGTTGAAAGCTACGTAGATGAGATAATTACCCGATGTCCGAAACTGTTTATGTTCCGTACGGCTGGACTTCACCCGATCCGTCTGAAATCAGTTACGAGTTCGGTGAAGCTAAGTACGGCAAGGCGCCTAACGAGATAGAAGCAAATCCGAAAGGTGGTGAAGACGACTACCACAGCGCGGATGTGGACCCCGATAGCAAGTTCGGTGCGACCACGGTGAAAGGTGGAGCGAATTATGGTGGCACGGAAGACTACAAGCCGGAGTCTTCGGGTAAATCGCCCGGCGATGTCGGCGTAATCAATCTTCCTATCGGCCACGTAGTAACAGAAAGTGGTCAGCAGCAGGGTCGTAACTATTACTTGGTCAAGGACATTAAGTCGGAAAAGTACTACGCTGTGATCCCGAACTTCAAGGAGAGCGAGGAGTACAGATCGCCCATGAAGACCACGCGAACCGAAGCGCTTGGCGAAGCCTACCGCGTGCTCGGAGCCTCGCTGCCCGACTCCGCGATGGCTCAACTGCGCGAAAGGTTCCCGGAAAAGACTGCGCTCAGTAACGTCTACGACTGAAAACCTTAAGTTTTCCTGATCTGCTGTCCAAACCCTATCAGCCCGGCTAATGTAGGTTTACGCAAAATCCTCTCATGTCCTTGCTCTCCCATCCACCAATGGTTTACAAGAAGGACGACGGATTCGACTATCCGTCTTTCTTCGAGTACTACAGAAAAGCGGTCGGATCGGTGTGGAGACCGGAAGAAGTCTCGATGAGGTCGGATATAACGGATTGGCAGCAAAATACGACGCAGTCGGAGCGCGATCTTATCGCCGGAGTTCTGCGCGGGTTCACTTCGGCCGAATTAGGGATCGGCTGTTACTGGGGAGACCGGGTCACCCGTATTTTCCCGAAACCTGAGATCCAGGCTATGGCTCGGGCTTTTAGTTTCTTCGAGCAAATCCATGCCGAAGCCTATAACTACTTGTCCGACACGCTCAATCTTAATGAATTCGAGCAGTTCATGAGCGACCCGGTAGCTCAGCGTAAGGTCGAAAAGTTCTTTGATAACTGCGGTTCGGACAAAGTAAGCCTGGCCGTGTTCAGCGGAGCTGGTGAAGGCGTATCGCTCTACAGCTCTTTTGCAATCCTACTGGCCTTCAATAAAGACGGCAGATTCAAAGGACTAACCCAGATAATTTCATGGTCTTGTCTGGACGAAGCTCAGCACAGCGAAGGCGGTAGCGAACTCTTCCGCGAACTGGTCAAAGAGACCGGA